TTCATCAAGCGCTAACTCGAACAGCGCACGCAACACCGCGACGCGGGCTTCTTCTCATAAGATCAATTACTCAAAATCGCTTCGCTTCAGTGTGTTGTTGAACGCAGATAACGTTAAGAAAGCATCTTCAAAAGACTCGAACGTAGACGAGTAGAAGAAGACGCGGAATGGATTAGAAAAACAGACTATTTCTTGTATGTGATACATTCCGTTCTCCCCTTCAAAAAGAAGGAAGAAGTGCTCTACCACTCCGTCCTCATCACATTGAATTACAGCGCGTCCAACCGGACGCGCTTTGATAAGTTTGTATTTAGCCTTGTTGTTAGGCTGGTGGTTTATAAGCACAACAGTTTGATACATTTTTGTACCTCCTTTCGTAACTGTTTCTTTTCAGTAGTTGCAGTATATCACAACCGCCGCGCATTGTCAATACTCCATCCACATTATTTTATCTATCAAAGATACACAGTGTTGTAAAATACTGCAAACAATCCTCTTGACAACCGCGCCGCGACGTGATATACCAGGGACACAGTAAGGTAGTTACGAAAAAGGATGGTCAAAATGGCTAGGAAAAAGAAGGTAAAGGTGGTAGAACTAGTGGTCGCGGAAGGCCCCGACTACAAAATCATCTACGACCGAGAAACGAAAGATTATCGCGTCGAGTGGTGCGGTAGGCCGGTCGGATACCGCGCATCACGAATGGAAGCGATGCGGTTGGTAGAACAACTACGCTACGAGGCGCTGACCCGCGACTGACCAGCGCCTCATAACCGTAAACCTCCGCTGGCCTGACCAGCGGGGTTTTTGTTGTTCGCAGACAGCCCGCGCTGGCAACAGAAAAGCCCCGCTCGTCTGAGCGGGGCTGCGGGTTTCTGGTGGTTACGACTGTCGCGGTGCGCGGAATGGAGTCACAACAAAGAAGCGACCCCACTCGTCTTCTACTAACAACAATCCATCCGCGCTGACCGACATCATCAACTCGTCTTTAGCGCGGAACATCTCCGCGCATTTGCGAATCTGCTTCACACTGTATCGATAATCCTCTTCAGCCGACGCGGGAACTAATCCCCCGCGCCCGACTTTGACAAACTCCCCAGCCTCCGGTGGGAGCAGGCGCTTGGTCGGGAAGCCGTCGGCAACAAACCGCGTATCTTCGAGATTGTCGAAGACACGCTCAATCTTTTTAATCTCGCAAGCAAGCGGCGGGAGGGTAAAAAAGTGAGCACTGTGTTGGTCTGGTTTGATCTTCAACGTCACTTTGTTGTTCTCTATTGTGATTCCATCATACGCGGCATCAATGATGTCCGCGTATGTGTACACCACCTGCGCAGTAAGGGGGTGCAACATCCCTTCCCCCTTCGCCGCGCTCGGTGGCATCTTGTACCCCACCAACTGGTAGCCGTTGGTGGCCAGTAACGTTGATTGTACTACGCGGATACCCGCGTAAGGTAGCTCTTGAATGCCAAGAGCTACTTTAAGAAAACCGTTCAGTAGCGGGTTTTTCATAGTGGACTCCTTTCGTCTAGCACTTACCGACTACACTTTCATTATACCGCGCCGACGCGATTTGTCAAGCCCCTTTCCGCGCCAGTCTTGCACACCTCGCTAGTGTCACAACACTGCGTATATAAATAGAGAACGTAGTGTTGTGACACTGCTGATGACGAGACCAGCAGTCGCGCCAAAATCGCTTAAAATCTCTCAAATTACCCGCCTGACAAACTGCCGACAGCGTGGTATAGTAGAGATGCAGTAAGTAATCACTAACAAACGAGAAAGGAGAACGGAGATGAAAAAGTATCGAGTTTGGGAAGGTCGGAAGGGTTGGAAGCGCAACAAGTACACCAAGACCTATACGTTCGTCGGTGAGCAAATCGGGTTTTGGAGCGACGGGCATCCATCCACACACAGCCGGGGAGTAGCATACTGGATTTACAAAACGAAAGAAGGGTTAATTGTTGTCCACAAAGTTCTGTGGTCGAAGTGGACGACAGAGGATGATGAGGGGGTGTTCTATAAATTCAACAACCTGAACGAGGCTGTTAAAGCCGGACTTGGTAACATTCTCAAGAACGCCCGCGTCATCTAAATAACGCACAACCAACCCAACCCCTCCACCGGCCCGGTGGAGGGGTTTTTGTATGTTGCGCGTCTGCCAACCAGCGCGGCGCGCTGGTGATGGTATCAGCAGTGTCACAACACTGTAGTATCTATTATTTATACGCAGTGTTGTGACACCCGCACCGTCATCAACTTCTCGAAACTTCTTCAAAATACCCCCTTGACAAACTAGCGCGGGCGCGGTATAGTAGAGACACAACGGTAACGTGGTTAGCAATAAAAGGAGGGTTGTTATGGAAACAATCAAGGTTTGGGTAGGACGGAAAGGTGCATACAACGGTTTCGACAATAGCGATTACGAAATCGTCGAGTTCGCCGGTCAGGAGCTGCGCTACTGGCGGGACGTGGACGATCACGTCTGGCAGAATCGCGGCACAGACTACCGCATCTTTCAGACGGAGGAAGGTAGTATCATTATCCACCGCGTTGATTGGTCGCGGTGGGCGAATGAGGATACCTTTGGAAGCATCATCGAATTCGCGTCTCTCGAAGACGCGATCGAAGCGGGCTGGCGACGCGTGTTGGAAAATGCGGGAGTGATCCCGCGTCGCGTCCGCTCGCTACGGGAGTGGCGAGCGGAGCGGGAACAGCAGCGGGATAGTGAATAGCTTTGCTGTTGGTGTCACCAAACCCTCTCGCCTTCGCGGTGAGAGGGAATTTCTCTCGTGTGGTTGTTTTATCAACAGTTAGAGTAAAGTTTTACGACCGCTCGTATGCTGAGCAGTATACTGCGCAGTATATTGCTGATGCTGCTGGTGCTGCTCAGCAGTACTGAGCATCTGCTCAGCATCTACTGAGCAGTACTCAGCACTACTGCGTATCTGCTCAGCATCTACTGAGCAGTACTCAGCACTACTGCGTATCTGCTGCTGGATGCTCAGCATCTGCTGCTGGTGCTGCTCAGCAGTACTGAGCATCTGCTGAGCATCTACTGCTGGATGCTGCTTACTACTGCGCGTATGCAGCAGCACTGCGAGCGTATACGCCAACCCCGCGAGCGGCGCGCTCTCCAGCACCGACAGCGCCAACAGCAGCCAGTCGAACGTTGTCAAAAACACCGCCGCATTGGTTAAACCAGCCGGAACGCGGGCCGCGTAGTCTGCTAAGACGTTGAGTGTTATCGCAGTCGCAACTGCTGTCTTCGCAACGCGAGCTGCGCTGCGCTGGCGCTGCTGGCCATCAAACTTGATGAACGCAAGCGACAGATACGCCAGCTCAATGCCCAGCGCGGCCAGCCAGCCCGCCAGCTCGCCGCGCGTCGGTGAAAGTGCGCACTGTACTCCCAGCGCGCTCGGCGCGCTCAGCGACAGCATCGCAAGTGCTGCAAGAATGCGGAACTTCATCTGCCCTCCTCTTTCAACAACCGCGCTGCACGCGCCCAGTCCTCGTTGCGAAACCGAAAACCGAACACCCGCGCCTTTTCCCGCGACAGCCCGACGCGCTGCAACGCCACCAGCGCCGCGATTAGTTCATCGTCCCCGTCTCCGTCCCCAACCGTCTCATCTTCAAAACCCCCCAAACTGGCCGGTTTTGGTCGGTTTTGAGACGGTGAGACTGAGACGGCTTGAGACAGAGACGAGACGAAGGCCGTTGCTTTCTGAAGCTCTGGAACCGGCGCGGTTGTCGCGTTTGGCTTTGTGATGCTTTGGGACTGTTCGGACTCGGTTCCAACGCTTTGTGAAGCCAAATGAGGCTCGCTAACCCGTCCTGTCGCTTCAGCAAGCGCTGGGACGGGTTTCTGTTCATCAACCGTCACAACACCGTCTTCTTCTTTATATATATGCGGTGTTGTGACGCTCTCTACCAACAGCGCTTCAAGCAGCGCGCTGTTGTGGTAGTCGTTCACAATCTGATCAAAGTCGCCGACCAGCGCCGGTGTACGAACGAGAAACTGCTCGTTGTTGTGCCGCACCACAAACAACCCACGCTGTGAAGGTGGAGGGGGAAGTTGTGACGGACGAAACCGCAACGCTTTGATGTCGCGAACGCCGAGCGCGGGCGCGTCTTGACTCCCGTCAACGAGCGCACCCGCGATCAGTGTTGACAAGTTCATCCGCCACTCCAACCGCTTGCCGGTGGGGGTCTGCATCGAAACGATTACACGAATCCCCAACGCCCGCGCTTTGCTCACTAACGCGATCAGCAAGCGCTCTGTCTCATCAACAACATCAATAATATCTGTTGCAAGCACAATCAACAGCGGGAGCGGTTCGGGAGCGAGCTGATTGTATTCATCAACACTACGAACGCCAGCATCGAGCAACAACCCAAACCGTCGCTTCGCTTCCGCGTTGATTACCCCAATCGCTTCTTTGATCCGCTGCTGGCCTTCGTCGCCGTACCCGCCCGCTGGTGGGATGAGCATCTGCGGCAGCCTGGCCAGGTTCGGTGTTAACCAATCGCCTTTGCCATCCAAAATTGCCCACCGAACGCCGCGCTCGCGCAACAGCGCAGCGAACCACAAGCGCAACAGATGATCTTTCCCGCAGCCGCTCGTTCCGTACAGCCCGATGTGTAACGCATCCTTTTCAAAATCCAGCCAGCGAAATACGCCGGTGTGGTCGCAGCCGAGCGGCACTGCCAACCGCGCCGGTCGCGGACTGTTGGGATCGAAGCGCGACGTTGGAGGAAGTGTCACAACAGATGATTCATTATTATCTATACGCGGTGTTGTGACAGCAGCGGGTGCTGGCGTTGGCGCTGGCGCGGCTGGCGCTGGTGTCACAACAGTAGCTTCTTCTTTATCTATACGCGGTGTTGTGACACCTTCGCCTTCATCACCGCTGGCCAGCGCTGGCCAGCGTCGCTCTTCGAGTAGACGTTGAACGCGCTGTACACCGTCATCAAGCGCAACCAACATCTGCACAACACGCTGCGGGTTAGACGCTGCCAGCATCGCGAGAAACGCAAAAACCCCGACGAGCGGGTCAACGCTGAACACAACCGCGACGCCGAACAGCATCAACCACACCATCTTTCCGCTAACGTTCACCGCGCACCACCTCCTGCACTCGCCGCTCTGACGTTCGCCGCTAGCAGCAGCCCCGTCACCGCGAACAGAATTGCTAGAAACTCGAAGGTGAACGAGGCCGCGAACGTCCAACTGATCTTCGCCAACACCGCAGCCGCACCCGCGAGGAATGAGGGTAGCGGGTCAAACAGCCCGGCCCGCTGCCACACTTCGACGAGGGCAGTGGCTTCGGTGTAATCGGTCACAAGATCGAAAAAGATAAAGAAATACGTCATATACTCAAGTGCTTTGATCGAACGTTGTACTAACCCCACCGACGCCAACTCGATCAGCGTCGGGAGGAATGTGAGAAACACCACGAACAACGTCAACCACTCCGCGCCGGACGCGAGAACGTCTTGCGCGACGGGCTGGATGAAGCGGTACGTTGGCAGCAGATCGTAACGATACGCCAGCGCGCCGAAAACGTAAGCGAGAATAAAAAAACAAACCGCCGTCACCGCTGCCGGAACACCGCGTACCCCTCGCGCCCACTCCGCTGCGCGCTTGAGATTATCGCTGAGATCAAGTGCATCAAAGAGACTATCCGCGATGTTTGTGTTAATAAGCAGCAGAATAACTGCTGCCGCAATAATCCAAGCGATGAGATCATTCATATTTTGGCACCCATACCCCTTTCTTTCCGGTTAATTTCCACCGCTCCACCACATACGCACCTTCCGGCGCGTTGTGTGTTGGTGCGTACTCCGGTATCGTTGCGCCCTCTCGCACAAAAACTACAAACGCGCCCGCCTCGCGACAGCGCGGATCGCGCTTTGCAGCGCGGCAGACGCACTCAACGCTGTGCGCCCAAAACTCCAGTTCGTTATCAGTTGTCATCTTTACCCTCACTTTCTAATTCATTTGCTAACATCTTTACGGTTGTGTTATGAACGTACCCCCACTTCAAACACACCACCGCGAGGTCTCGGTACGGCTGCGGTAACCTCCGCGCCGCATCGCGGATGTCGGCCAGCACTGTAATCACCTCTTCGTTGATTTGCGACTGCTGGCCATCCCGCGTCTCCACCACATCGCGCAGACGCGGGATGTGGTATTTGATGAAGTAGCGGAGATACGTCGCTCGATACCCCTCCACCAACATCAACCGCGCCAGCGCGTCGGTGTCGGTGCGCAGCTTCAGCTTTGTCCAACGTCGCAGCGCGGTTGGCGAAGGGTTTTTGACATTGCGAAGCTGCGCTGCAAAGAAGCAATCTGCGCGCTGAAGATCGTCACTACTCATACACTTCTTTCCCCACCAGCTTCTCCAACTCGGAGAGCGGAATGAGTACCCAATTCCGCTCCACCTTCGCGCCACTCGCGGTTCGCGCTGGTACATCTTCACCGAGTACCACCGCGACGAGCGGGATTCTATTAAATTGCGCTGCGCGATCAACAGTTTGCAGCAGCGCGTCTATCGTCTGTTTCGTCAGCATCCCCTTCCTCGCTTTGACTTCTACCGCGAAGCCCGGATCGTTACCGACAAACCCGTCAACACCGAACCGCGTCAGATGCCCAACGCGGCCCGTCCGCGTCAGTAGGCGGGCAAGTGTTGGATCACTTACCCGCCCGAAGGTGGTTTGTAAGACCGAAATTACCTCCCTCTCCTTTCTTTTCCACTTAGGCTCAGAACGGGATCGTCTCATCAACGTCTACAACCTCCCGTCGCTGCTGTCGCGCTCGGCGAACCGGCGCGATGTGGATGATTTCATACCATCCACTCGGCTTTGTTTCAATCGTTAGCTGATATTCCCGTCCGACGATACTTTGTACAAACTCCTCAGCAGCTTCAAGCTGCTGATCCGTCATCTGCGACACACCATACAACGACGCCAGCACCTTGTACAGATTCGTCACTTTACCGGATTTACCAGGATGTGTTAACCGAGTAGGCTTCCGCACCCACTTCGCGACACGAAGTGGGTGCGGAAGCTCTTCGTCATCAATCTCGAACTCGAAAACAAAAACGTCTTCGAGCGTTGGTTCGGGATCGTTGCGGGTCTCAAACGTTGCGCGTTGGCGCAACGAAACCCCCAAAAACTTCCCGATGTAGGCCCCGTTTAAGACGGGCCGCTCATCGCTACTATTACCGGTTTTGATGATGTCTTTGAAAAGCATACGTTACCTCCTTGTTGACTAAAGAATATCCTCACAATCACCAGTATACACTAGAACACTCGTTTTGTCAAGTCCCTCACACCGCTTGCGATACTGACACCAGCGACAAGCTTCTGTTCCCCAAGCCGTCGCTTCTGCGATATATCCCATCCCCACCAGCGCCTGCAACCGGCGCGCTTTGTCAAGCAGCACTTCAGCGCGAGCGTAATCGATCTCAAAGCGCAGCTCTTCCATCTCGCCCGTATCACGATTGACCAACAACACAACACCCGTCACCGCGCCGACCAGCGCCGCGTACACACTAATCTGATCAACATATTCCTCAATCTTTGACCGCGCTGCCCACTCGCGGGCGCTGACAGTTTTGATGTCTATCACCGTCAGCGTTCCGTCATCTTCTGTTAACAGCGCGTCAATCCGCCCCGACACCGCGTCACCAACAACCCGAACTTCTGTTTCAACGCGGCCTGGGTAAGCCTCGATCAACAGCGCTTCGAGATAGCTGTGTATCGCGTCGCCCATCAGCGCCGACGGGCTATCTGTCCGCGCCTCGTCCGGCTCGCAGCCCATCAGCGCGAAGGTGATGCGCCGCTCACAAGCCGAAATCTCACTCGCATACACCCGCTCCCGCGCCGCAGTCGGTCGGCGTTTCGCCGCGACAACGGCGCGGATGGCGTTGACAATCGGTTGACGTTGATGTATTTTCACACCGAAAAAGTCGCTCATTAGTATTTCCTCCAATTCCTTGACACCGGATTCACATCAACCGCTGCCGGACAATTCAGCATATACCGCTGCGCCGCGCTGAGCAGTGTCTGCTCAAGCCAGCGCTGGACTTCCGCTTCCGCGAGCGAGTCCGGCACAATCGCCAGCGCCTCATCGTAAATTGGCGCAACGATCATTCGTTCAATCCCTAATCGCGCCTCAATCTCCCCTTCGCGCTGCGGGCCAAGCACCAGAGCGCTAGCCATCGCGCGGGCCATAATCACCGCGTTCCCCCCTTGACAAGGATGATTCATCGCTTGCCGCTGGATCGCCCCGCGCTGCTTCCACACTTCCGCGCCGTCCGCGCCCAAGCGAGGTAGCTCGAACCAGCGTCGCAGACCGGCGTAGGTCGCGATGTACCCCACTTGTGACCCGTCTACCCGCGTTCCGCGCTGGCGGAACGGGGCTTCGGCGTTGTCAGCGAACCAACGCGAGAGGGTTGGATAGACAGTTTTGAAATCGCGGAAAAACTGCTCTGCTTCGGAAACGGGAATATGCAGCTTGCGGGCCAGGCCGACATACGTACCGCCATAGAAATAAAGGAACGCAACTACCTTCGCGATTTGCCGCGTTGTCTTTTTGCATTTTTTGCTGATACTGTCAGCCAGCCCGCTCTCTAGTACAAACCGCACTGTCGCTTGTGCGTCCCAGCTCGCCGGTATCAGATACCCCTCAACCGCTTGCTGCTGGAACATCAACGTCGCCGGTTGCGGTTCCGCAACTTCGCCGCGCTTGAGATGAAACATCAACGCGGCAGTAACGCTGTGATTGTCGCCACCAGCGCGGAACAACGAAAGCAGCGCGGGGTCTTCTGACAAATCCGCTGCAATGCGCTGCTCCATCGCCGCATAATCCGCGTTCGCAAAAACGTAGCCGTCCGGCGCAACGAAGGCACTGCGAAAGTCAAGATCGTCACCTTCACCGCGAGGGATATTGAGAAGGTTGGGATCAGCACAGGCAAACCGGCCTGTATCCGTTCCCGCAATCTTCAGACGCGGATGCACCCGACCGGTCAGCGGGTGAATGTGTATTAAAAAGTCTCTCCCGTATGTTGTCACCCGCTTCTGCCAATGTGCCCACCGGTCGTACAGTTCAAAAAACTTCCCTCGCTCATCCCCCTCGTACTGTTTCCGCACCTCGTCGCGCTCAACGCGGTCAAGCGTATCCAGCGCGATGCCGAGCACGTTCGCGGCTTCAAGCACAACAGCGCGTTTTGTCAAATCGTCGGGATTGATGTTCAGAAAGTTAGCCAGCACCTCCGCTGCCTGCCGCTCGCGCCGCTCGGCTTCGCTGGCCAGATCTAGCCAGCGGGCCGAATCGATCTTAAATCCACAGTACTCTATCGCAGCCGTCGGATTCGTTAACGAAACGAACAACTCAACGGCTTCAAGCTGGTTTGTAGAGACGGCATACTGACGCTGACGTTCGTAGACCGGGAAAAGAACATCAACGTCAGTGCACGCATAGCGAATCTGCTGCTCTGTTGCTTCGAGCTGGAACGGTTGTAGAAACGTTTCGCGGACAGCTTTGTTTAGTTTCTCTTTAATCCAACGTTCTGCGACATCAGCTAAGCTATGCTCGATGTTGAAACCGAGCGTCATCACGCGATCCGCGACGATGACATCCCAAGCTATGCGCGGAAAAAGGCGTAGATTGTGCAGCAGAAACTGCACATCAAACGTTAGATTCGCGCCGATCAGCGCGACGGTTTCAAAGACCGGACGAAGGACTTCCAGCCCGACGCGGACAACGTTGAAACAGTAGTTCATCCGATCCTTCGTTCCGAACTGTACTAAAAACACCCGCGAGCTGCGCGGATCGAGGCCGGGCCGGACGGGGTCATTTACGAACTGTTCGGTTTTGATGATATTCGCAATATGCAACAGCACCCAGTCCGGCGCGGTTTCATCACTCATCGCGTACAGCGCGTCTTCAAGTTCTGCGATTCGACGCGCTTGCGCTTTCGCGGAGCGCGCTGGAAACAACGCGTTGCGCTCTGCTTCGAGCTGTTGAAACAGTCTGTACCGCTCGTCGGGCGGTGCTGGTGGGGGAAGAGGGTCGGTGATCTCGTCAAGCGAGGGATTGTATGACAATCCCCAGCGGTTTCGCTTTAAGTACGTAAAGTGTTCGAGATACTCTTTCTTTGTTCGCTTCAGTCGCGGGTAGCGAAAAAGCGGCTGTGTCTCGATGTCAAATGCGAGTAGTTCCTCATTCAGTAGTGACCGTACTACCGCTTCCGCCTCCCTCAGATCGTTGATGTACCGATACCTCATCGTTGTTCCTTTCTCGTTTTGCGCGTAACACCTCCCCGACGGGATACGCCCGATGCGCCCGCTGCGCGCCGCGCCGGTCGCGTAGATAGCAGATGCGCGACGGGGTGCGCAACACATCAAAGACGTATAGTCCGTCCACAAACAGAATAGCAGCGTACGTTGGAACTGTCAAGCGCGACAGTTCCAACGCCGCGACGTACACTGAGAGCGGGAGTACTGTTGTTTCATACGTAGTTGACCGCACCGACCGCCGCTTGACTTCCAATGCCGCGACCGGATTCTGTTGATCGAGCAGCAGAAAATCGATCACCGAATGTGAAGGGAGGTGAAACAATTCAAGATCGGGGCGATCTGGATAGAGCAACAGCGCGGCAGTTTGCGCGATCAAACGCTCGAAGGGAAGGCCGAACGCGGCTTGTTCGTCAAAGGATTTCATAGACCAGCCTGCTCCAAAAACTGTCGATAGTATCGATCGCGTCGGATTTCATCAAGCGACTTCACCCGCCACCAGCGATAGACTGACCAGTAGCCGACCGTTTGAAACCACTCCTCTTCGTACACAATAATTTCTCCACTCCCTTCCTCCCCGCGATATTCGCCCATCCGTTGCCTCCTTTTGTTATTTACCAACCGTCACAACACTCATTTTTCTTTTATTTATACGCGGTGTTGTGACGCTTTGTGAAACAAAGTACAAGTTCAGCGCTTGCGCGGCTTTGTGCTCTTCAAACCGCTTCCGTATCCCCGTCGCCCGCGCTCGCGCTCGCTCGACGTTGACGAGATAATACGTTCGCACCCTTTGCCCGTCTTGTCGATGTTGCTCGCCTTTCACACCAACACCCAGCCGACGTAGCAGCGCGCTGACGAACAGCATCGGTTTTTGACGAAAGTCGGCCCGCACCTTCACACCGAGCGCGGCTTGTAACACAAGCTGGTTACGTTCGACGAGATCGAGAAACTCATCAGTGATCGTAATCACCGCGCCTTCTTCAAGTTTCAACTTGAGCGCGGCCAGCAGTGTTGTGACCCAGAATGCGAAGAGTGAAAAGTAGTTCCGATCCGCGCTGAATCGTCGCGCTTGCTCAATCTCATCGAGATGTTGCGCGAGCGCGCTGTCTTCAACTGACGCAAAGCACTGCGCTTCTTTGTACGCACCGCGCTCGTCGTCTAAAACGAGCTGCGCGTCAACCTCAATCCCGTAGCGCTCTGTCAGCTCTGCTTTCCGCTCCGCATCGCGCTGTTCCTCATCCGTCTGCGCCGCGTCCGGATCCGGCGCGTTCGCGATGCGCTCGGCGCGCTCGAGCTCGCGGATGGCGCGCAGTTCTTTGAGTGTTTTCGCAATCGCGGCCCGCTCTGACGGTGGAAGGATCGGGGTATCGCGCTCGTCGTACAATTCAACACCTTCCGCTAGTAGTGCGCCGACGAAATTGTCAAAAAAGCGATTCTTCTGCGCTGCTGTTTTCGCTTTTACGACGCTATACAAGTCAAGATACAGTTTATCCCAGTTTGTTGCTGGTTCCGCTGTACCGCTGGCCCGCGAAACGCGAAAATCGGATTCTAATTTTCGCAACAGCGCGAGGTCTCGGTAGGTTTCTGGTGATACTGGTTCATTCATCCGCTTCTGTTCAACGAAAAGATGCACTTCTCGTTCAAGCGGATTGCGGAATCGACCAAGTTGCTGGCGGAAATCATCCACATCACCAATACCTGGCCCGTTTCGCGCAATTCCAAATAACGCGAACCCCTCGATGTCTATCGAAACGCCGGTACCGACAGACGGGGAATAGATAAAAACATCAATACCGGCCAGGCGCTCGTTGATGTTTTCGAGGGTTTCGTTGTTGTCTTCGTTGCTTTCGGCGGTAATTTTGAGTATTTTGTGTTCTGGAACGAATGCTTTGAAATACTCTTCAGCTTTGTCAGCGTCAGAGCGGGTATTGCAAGCGATAGCAACTTTCGTTTTGTAGTCGTAAAACTCTTTTGCGACAGCAAGCACATCTTCAGCGGTTGGATGCAAAACAGCGTAGTCAATGAGACGTAGCTTGTACTCATTCTCAACGTATGAAACGTTGCAGTGTGAAAAGTAGTTACTCAACATTGTCAACGTCGCTTCACCAACATCAGCATCAGCAAGTAGTACTAACTTAGCGCGCAGCATATGCTCAAGCAGCGCGCCAACGGCGCGTACTTTGCGATGTTTAAGATTAGCATCGTTGACAATTGCTTTCAGCACTTGTTCAACTTCATCAACAATGACAACTTCATACGCTGATTCTGGTTCAAGTTTGTCTAAGCTGTGAATCGTTGTCGCGACGCGCTGCGCGTTGGTAATCCACTTGCCGTTGTCGTAATACGGTTGCAGCCCCAACCGCTTCGCGGTTTGCAACACCAGCGAAACGCGGTGCCCGACGGACAACACGCGCTGATACCGCGCAACAACGCGCCGCAGCCACTCTGTCTTTCCCGTTCCTTTGGGCGAGCGAAGCACAACAATACGCGGATGCGGGCCGGTCTCGGTAATGGGAAGGTCTATATCAATAAAGCGCTGGTTGATCTTTTGGGCGTTGGGAAGTTCTGGCAGTGTGACAAATCCCCCGCGCAGGCCGGGAATACCACCGTCAAAGCCGTACTCGCGGGCGAGGTTAATAAGGACGCCGATCCCGCTCTCGGCCTCCTCTGGCTTCTGGTGCTTTTCCCAGTCGTATGTCCAGTTGTCAAGCACCTCTGCTGCGTCCTCTTCACTCAGCGCGGATTGAATTGCCCACACCGACGCCAGCCACTTGTTGTACTCCAAGCCGTCGCCTGGAATATACTTCAAAAGCGTCTCAATCGTTTCCCGCGTTGCCGCGCTTCCGGTGCGGCGCGGGGCGAAGAGTGGACGGCGAGCAAACTCGGTAAGGTCGGTGAGGTCGTAGTATTGGTCACTGCGACGGATGATCGTAACCGGTTTCTTGTGCGGGCGCTGTTTCCAGTTGTAGCTGCCGATAACGCGGATTGACCGCGCCGCGTCGCTGGTCTTATCCAGCGACCAGCCGAACCGCGCCGCAGCTAACCGTAGAGCCGACTCAACCCCGGCCTGCACCGACATCACTTCCGCGACCGGTGCCGGTTCGCGCAGAACCCAAACCGGCATCAGCCCGTTGCCGGTGTGAACAATTAAGGTTGGTTCTGGTAAGCCGCTCTCGACGAGCAGCTTCAGCGCTTCGTCTTTCGAGCGCGGCAGCGTTGCGGCTTTGTGTGCGTCAGATTGAATATCGATGTCAGCAGTGATCACGCGCTGATAGTGCGCGATGTCAGCGCGACCAGAGGAACCGCGTTCCGGCCTCCGGCGCTGCGAGGCGCGTTTGATATACAGATCGTATTGAAGATGCTGCTGGATGAACTTGATGATTTCAATGCGATTAGAAAGAGTGAAAGAATAGTTGAAAAAGCGTCCAGATGTGTGTTTGACACTGATGGTGGTGTATCCGTCAGCGCAATCACTGTATAGTAGTTCAAGAAACTCCGCGTAGTTCATACAACCCTCCTTCTCGCGGGCGAACTTCTACTCTTCTTCTATTATAGCATATCGCTCCAAATTTTTTGTTTGGGTATTGACAAACCGGGCCAGGCGCGGTATACTACGAGCGTAATCGGTGTTTAGTTAAAGAAGGAGGTTATATCCGGAAACCAACGCGGACTGGGTTCGTCCAACAGACGCTCGTCTGCTGGAAGGAACCCACCTGCCGGTGGAACACCAGCCAGCGACGGCGGTCGCGTTGGTTTGGTTGATTGACGAGTGGGGTGTTGTTGAAGCCGCCATCAGCGACACTCCCGACGGTTGGCGGGCGGACGTAACCCTCGTCATTGACCGCGAAACGTATCGCGGTCGCGGGCACGCAGCGACGCCCGCAGACGCAATACGAGCAGCAAAGCTCGATGTGTTTGACAAAGCCGCCAGCTAACCGTCCCCAACCTTTCCCTCAGCGCCCCGACGCAAGTCGGGGTGCGTTTTGTTGTTTGCGCTGCTTCCGGCGTCGTCCGACGCGACTTGACGCCAACACCGCCGCGCTCGCAAGTGCGACTTGCGCGGCGTCGGGATGCGCAAGCGCGAGCGCTGACACAGCAGCTAAGACGATTGTTTCTATTTTCATTTTTTCCTCCCGCCAAACTTTTTCATCAGTTCGTCAAGAAAAAGTGGTAAAAGTACCGGCGCGATAATTCCGGCGGCGAACGGAACAAAGCCGGAATATCCAACAATCACCCCCGCGCCCGCCCCAACCAACACGCGCCCCAACGCGCCGAGCTCGATACTGTGTTCATCTTCGTCGTAACGCGGTAAAAATACCTCACCCTCGTTGCTGGCCAGGTACGCCGTCAACGCGCCGACTGCGCCCGCCAGCGCGTTGAGCAGATAATCAACAAACGTCAGATGTTGATGACCAGCAAAGAGAAACTGAACAATATCTATTAGTTCCATCCTTTCGCCTCCATCGCTTGCCACATCCGAATAAGTCGCAACACCGTATCCGCGTACCGGCGCGGGTTGTTCCCGTCGCTGCTCGGCGCGTAGCGCTGGAGAATTTCGCGCAGCGTACACACTTTCCAGCACTGGCAGTACACAACACTGAGCAGCTCGCACCAGTCTTCAACACTTGCGGCCCAGTTCGCATAGACCGCGAACGGGTGGTGGGTTCGTCTGATCATCCGTTTCCCCCACCGCAGATTACCCCAGTTTTTCGTCTCAACCGCGATACCTTTCCGCCCGAAGCTGCTCTCGTGCGCGAAAAACGCAAGCGCGATGCCGCGATCTGCGCGCCAGCGCTCCAAAATTGACAAAATCGTATTTACTTCCGCGTAGGCGGGGCTTTTCGCTCGTTCTAAAACAATACGGAAAGTTTCCGTTGAAATACTATCCCCATTATTAAACAAAGTCGGGTTATCGTTTAATATACGCATTTATCCCTCCTTTCCGCAAAGCGGGCTAAACCAAATACACTCTTTTTGTTGTTGTGGCAGCCAACCCGCTTGTTTCCAAAAATACCGCTCCCAACTTTGTGGAAACATCGCGTCTGCTTCTTTGGTGAAATACCCGCAAACCGCGATGCGTAAATGTTGTCTTTCGCCATTCGCGACGGCCCAGCGTGCTGCGCGATCCCACACATCCGCGCTTTCGGTGAAATAGGTAACATCTCGTTTCATTGAAGTATACGGTGGATCGAGTAAAATACCAATTGTGCCATTTCGCGGGTTTGTAACAAAACTGTTTAAGATTGCTTCAAAATCATTCCACATAATCGTAACGTTTTTTAACCGCGCCGCCAGCGCGTTGAGATATTCAGAAACTTTCCCTTCTTTCACCAAACGCGCTAAAAACGAACCCGGGAAGTTCGTTCCGTACCTTTTAATCCCGTCTTTCACCCCGAACACCAACTTTCCGTCTTTTACACCCCACGCGCCGCGATCTGGCGCGGCTAACGTTATTTTGTACGCCATCAGATACGCCCAGCGCGCCGCTGTTTTCGCATCAAAATAATCTGGGTCAGCGCCTAACCGCGCCGCCAGCTCTGATAAATGATACTTTTGAAAGATTCCCGCCGCCATAATTTCCAATTCCGCAGCGGGAAAGTCTAAATACCGCGCAACCTCATCCGGCGCTTCGCGAACTGCGCGTAAATAGTTCACAACATAACCATCTGCATCGTTGACAACTTCGTATTTCGCTGGTTCAGACGCTAAAATCCAAGCTGACGAGCCGGTGAAAGCGTCGATTCTCATATCTACACTACCAAATCGCTGGTTGATCACCGGTACAACTCGCCGTTTTCCGCCTGGATAACGAAAAATCTGCTTTAGTGTCATTTTACAACCTCCTAAACAGCGCCAACGCGTCGCTTGGTGCGTTTTCTACTGTATACGTTGTACGTTCTTTTGTGATGACGCGAGAGACAATTGGTAATTTTGCGAAACTATAAAGAGAACTTGCTAAATCACCAACATCAGCGGCCCAATTTGGCACAAACGCGCCGTTCGCGGTACGAAGTTCATATCTACTATTATCGAGATCGACGGAATATGCAGCTTCTTTTGTTTTGTAGATTGTTTCTAATCTATTTAAATACACATCAGTCGCCTCTTTGAACGGGAACTCTCCTTCTTCTTTGAACCGCGTTGTCAACATTCTTTTACTTTCAACAACTGTGTTTTGTTTTACCGCTGTTGTGTGTGTAATTCGCGCCCCTTTGAACGTCGCGAAAAACCGACCTGGTGTTTGTGAAATATTATCAATCCGTTGACTTACCGGAAGAAGCCACACAAAAGGTGGTTCTGTGTTGTAAAAATGAATAGTTGTTTTGGTAGTATCTCTAATAAATCGCTTTCGTAAATATTTCGCCGGTTGTGTCGCGAAAAGGTCGGAAAGGACAACGTTTGGTTTTGCGATACTTGTAGAAAGTGTTGTTGAACTTGAAACTTTACAAACCCCGCCACGAACACTAAACGCATTTGTTAATTTTGCAACATCAAGTGTTGTTTCGTTGATACCCGCGAAAAACGAAACACTTGTTGAACCCGCAGTTGTCTCGTTGCCAGCCGCCGCGATACCGACGACCCAGCCGTAACAACTTCCCGCCGTGCTTATAAACGGAAGCCCTCCCCCATCAAATAAAGTAACCGTTCCGCATTGAAGCGCGGTAGAGTCGTTTTGTGGTATATTAACAATTGGCGCAACCCACACACCGGACGAAAGACCAGAAAATACAAAGTTTGAAAACCAAATCGTTTGATTTCCGGTACCGATCCAAAAATATCGCTCCGGCTGTTCAAAGATATACGCAATAAAGAATAACCGTGAATTGTTTATTGTAAACGTTGTTTTTGTTTTTATCTCAATAAGACCGTTTGTATTTTGAAAATCCCACAAATCAGACCTTGATGAGAAGCCGGTTCCAGGCAAATCGTTAACACCTAAAACTTGCCACTTGCTCGTATAACTATCATTCAACACCGCAGAAATCCGCGCTTCGCGCTGAAGCGCGCCAAATCCTAACGCTTCAATAATCAATTCCCCGTCTTTTGTTTCCTCAATCCGCTCAATCTGCCCCCGCCAAACTGTCTGTGATAGATTCGTACAATAAACGCTTAGATCGTCGCCGACTTGAAAAGAAATTGCTTGTTTTGCCAAAATTGGCGAAAGTACAATTCTACCCTCTTCATCTCCATCAAGAGATGAAGAAAACGTAAAATCGCGGGCGTATTGAAGCGGAATCGCGATGTTTGAATGAGGTCGAGATAGCGCAATCAGCATACAAACTCCTACAGAAATGATGCTGGTTCAATACGTCGCGAAGTAATAACGACAGAAGCACTGAGATTCACAATTGACGGAATCATCATCCCGCTGAAAACGGACAAATATTTACCGGTGATAAACCCGGCCGGGCCGCGTAGTTCGCCTCCCGCCGAACCTGACGCGAACAACGCTAATACATTTTCAGTTGCTGGATTGTTCGCGAAGAATCTTGATAGATTCGTTGCATTCGCGTTGTACACAAAAACACCGTCTGAAGGTATAAAAATGAGAGGTGAAACATACGTATTTGCGGGTGCGTTGGTGATTTGGATCGTTACTGTTGTCGTTGAGTATGCTCTTACGTAAATACCCGCCTTAATAAATGAGTGTGAAAAATCAACGATGCCTGTTATCGCTGGTTGACCGGCCCAACTAATTGTGTAAAGTACATCAGACGTTGGTGCGGATGGTAAATATACTTCAAAAAAGAGGTTAAAAACGTCAATAGGTACTTCAGAATATACCAAAGAATACGTAATTGTTCCGTTTCCGCTCGCAGTGAAGCGAGCGCGTTGGAGTGTTGTATCGCCCGCGTCGAAACTTTCTAAAACGAGATTACTACTTACAGAAGACGGGCTTTTGCGGTACATTCTACTCGTTGCTGTTGAACTTTCGCGCGTTTCAAACACAAATAGCGCATTGCGAAGCCCGCTGCTGTTGCTGATCGTTGTATCAACATTGTGAATCGCGAGTGATGTATCGTTGATGTTCGTAAGTGTTATTGTTCGTAACTCATACGCTTTGAGCGACGCGATTGTTTGTGAAACAGAAGAAGACGCCGCGAACGGCCCCAACAGCGTTCCGTTAACGCGGACTCTGGCGATGACACCGGTTGCGGTTGCTTCAATCGAAGATAGAGAGATAGAAGTGTTTGTTAATGTCGAACGAAGTGATGCGTTTCCAGCTTCATCTTCCACTTCAACCACCGCGCCGCCCGGCACATTCAGACGGGGGGCTATACGTCGCTGTGCGTTGATGTACACATCGCGTGTGAGGGTATTAATCGCGTTGAGCGCGAGTTGGCGCGTTGGGCGGATAAATGCAAGTTCGACAGAGAACGGTTGCGGGCCGGACAAATCATCTACCCGAAACCCACTACCGACCGCGTCGAGAGCGGTTGCATCAACAACGATATTTGTCGAATTATCAAAAACAATAGAACCAATCCGCTTTACGCGCATTTTACACCCTCCCCAACCGCGCTAAGCGCGTTAAACTGTTAATTTCATCTCGCACCATCTGCGCAACCCGTCGCTCATCCATCCCCGCCGCCGCGTTGACCGTAATCCCTCCAACATTAACCGTTGTCGCGCTGCCCACCTGCTGTACCGCGTCTCGCGTCAGCAACGGGAGTGGTGTGAGACCTTTAGCGAGACCGGCCACAATCCCTTGACCGAGCGGGATACCGACCTCTTTCGCCGCGACGCGGGACGGTGATTGAATACCCAGCGCGGATTTTGCTGCGTTAAGCGCCGACCAAGCCGCATCTGCCGCAGCCCGCGCCAGTCTGCTCGCCGCTTGCGAAACACCGCTCGTAATTCCGTCAATCAGCGCCGCGCCGAGCTGGGCCGCGCCAGAAATCGCTGATCGAAACGCGCTCTCTAAGCGCGGATACAGCGAATTGAACAGTTCAGACAATGTCTGCATCAGATTTTGCGCTGATGCAATGATTGCATTCCAGACTGCAATCGCGATATTCTTAATCGCTTCCCAAGCCCCGCTCCAGTCGCCTCGCAGTGCGGCAGTTGCAGCGTTGAACAAATTGCGTACTACTGTCAGTGCTGTTTCAGTAGCAATCTTGATCGAGTTCCACGCGAATTGCGCAATTGTTACAATCTCATTTCCGAAATTGCTCCAAATCCACTTTACTGCTGAAACCAGCGCGCTAATCACAGCTTGAATAAACTGCGCCGCAGCGGTGATAACGCTCATTATTCCACTCCAAGTACTTTTCACAAATGAAAGAATCTCTGTGTTGTGATTATTCCAAATCTGCAATACGAACGAAGTAATAAATTGCACTAATTGTTGAATTACCGACAGCGCAGTTTGCACTGTTGATTGTATCGCGGCCCAAGCCGACGAGGTTGACGGCCCCAGCTCCTCGCTCAGTGCGCTCCAAGTTGACCAGATGAACGCCGCCGCGCTTGCAATCGTTTGTTGCAACCCTTCTGTTGTCACCCCGACCAAACCGATCTGCGCCGCCAGCGCCGACAGCGGATCAGAAGACGAGATAATAGAAGACGCCCACGCGGTGAAGGTGTTAATCCCGCTCGCGGTAGAGGTCACAAGTTGTGTTAAGTATGGAAGCAGCGCACTACCAAGCGTAATTTGCAGTGTTTCCAACGCGGCGTTGAACTGCTCAACAGCGAACTGATACCCTTGCTGCATCGTTGCTGCCGCAGCAGCCGCGCCGCCAGCCTCATTCATCGCCTGCCCCATCGCGTTGTAACCGGCAGCGCCGGCCTCCGCGATTGCTGCTGCCGCTCGTATCGCGTCTGATCCAAAAATTGTATTAAAAGCTAAGAACTTTTGTTCTTCACTTAAATCTTTCGTTGCTTCGTACAACAACTGCGCCGCAGCTTCCATCCCGATAAAGCTGCCTTGCGCGTCGAAAAACTTTGATTTCCCGTCAGCCGTCGCGAGGCCCAGCTCGATCATCATCTGCGTCGCGTCTTTGGTGGTGGGGATCAAGCGTTGTAAAAATGTTTTGAGCGACGTTCCGGCGTCGGCAGCGCTGCTGAAGGATGGCGCAATCAGCGCCATCGTCTGCACTGTTTCTGCGAACGTTAAACCAGCGACGCGAGCGCTACCGCCGACGTTCGCGAGACCGAGCGCCAGCTCCTCGACGTTGACCGTACTCGCGTTCGCTGCCGACGCGAGCAGATCAGCAACTTCCGCTGCTGTGACGCCCGTTGCGCCCCACACCCCCAACTGCTTCGCAACAATCTCTGCCGCGTTCGCCAGCTCTAACCGCGCTGCCGCAGCCAGCGCCAGCGTCGCGTCTGTCGCCTCCCCCATCACCAGCTCAACCGCGACGCCGCCTTTCGCCAGCTCCGTCATCGCCTCCAGCGCTTGTTGTGCGCTGAATTGCGTTGACGATCCTAACTCTAACGCTTTTGCTTTGACATCATCGAACGAAACACCTGTCCGCTCCAGCGCGCTACCCGCAACCGCTTGAAACGCGAACAGCGCGCTTTCAAAGTTCGCAGCGACGTTGACGCTTGAGCGCAGTTGATCTGCTAGCGCTGCAATCCCCGCACCAGCAAGATTGACCGCCGCAACGCCGATTTGCCGTAGCGCGCCGACTGCAATCTGCTCCAGCGCGCCAAACGCGCCGCGCTGGGCTTCAACCGTCCGGCCCAGCTCGCGGACGCTACTCGCTGCTTTTTCGATCACCGCGCTCGCGGCATCAACTGCGCTCAGTTTGATAACAACGTCGCTCATCTACGTTTCTTTCGCTGATGTTCTGCGATAACATTCTGATAGTGTCGCTCAGCGCGCAGCGCTGCTAAGTGTTGCGCGACGCGCAGCAACGATTGACGATCAAGCTCGTCTGGTGTGCAGTGATAGACATCGCGACACAGCACTAATTCAGTGTACGCAGCGGGCAGTGGCGCTAAGCCAAACAGACCGAGCGCCGTTGCCCGCGCTATTCGTTTCCCTCCGCACCCACTACGTCGAAAATCTTTTTGAGTAGTAGCGCGGCTGCGGCATACGGTTCGTTGAGAATATCTTCACCGTATGCTTTCACCAGCAGCGTTTGCGCGACTGGTGAAAATGCGATCTTTCGCTCGCTCTCGTCAAGAAACTGATGATATTCACCAATCGTAATCCGCGAAACGTCCGGCACCAACCCCTCAACCCGCGACCGCAATACCTCGTCAGGCTCGAAAATCTGCGGGAGAATGCGCTCGTAAACACTCTTCAGTGCGCGGATCGGGAACTGATCCGCTTGATCCCCAATCGCCTTTCGCACCAACCGCGCCACCACCGGCGCGGTTAGTTCGCGGTTGAGGACGGTTGCAGCGTCGCGGATCGTCAGCGCGCTGCGGTCAACGCGGATGGCGTCAATGTCGTATATCTCTGCCGGTATCTTCTTCATCTCTTACCTCCTAACCCAGATTCGTCGGGTTCGCCGCGAGTTGGTACTGCCGGATGGCCGGGGTGCGAACGGTGCACATCACTACATACGGCTCTGCCTCGCTCGGATCAAGCGCGCTCAGCGTAACACTAGTAATCACTCCCAGCCCCGTTGTCGCGCCATCATTACTCGTCGCGTAAGCGCGAGCACTCCCCACCAGCCCACGAGGTGACCAGCGCACCCCCAAGCGCGGGGTTGCGCTTTGGAATGCGTCAAATACGGTGTTCGCGGCAGAACCAGACGCTTCATTATACAGAAACGTCAACGTAATCTCAACCGGCTCGCGCTTCCCAATCGTCACCGTCGCGTAGTCGCTTGATCCGCCGACATACGCCTCACCAGAAGGCCGCGACAGTTCAACATCGTCAATCTTCACTGTCGCGTCGGAAACAGCAATCCAAGTGGTTCCGTTCGTTGATATTTCAACCGCGTAGTTACCAGCAAAAAGACCTTCAACAACACCAGAATGCGGCATAGTTCCCTCCCTACGCTGACGGCGAGCGTACTAGATGCGCAAAGCGCACCGTCATCGTTGCACCTTCATACGCCCGCTCGCCGTACCGCAATACATCAACAACACCAGAGACGTTGATCAATTGTACGTCCCCTCGCGTTAACCACGCGAAACGCAGTTTTGCGATGTAATCTTCAATGTATTCCACTAACGCTGTCGCCGTATCCGCAACCCCGCGTCCCATACCGACATCGCGTACGAACAACAGATCGTCAATCTCCCACACCGCCCGCGTCGCCCGCGTCGCGGTATACACACCACCTTCGACCAACCGCAACCCACCCAAAACCGGGATGATCCGCGTTGGGAGCTGTGCCGCGTCTGACCAGTTTTGCTGTGACGCGAGGCGCTGCACCGGCACAGTGACGTTGTTGTACTGTACTGCGAGACCGGCCAGCAGCTCAACAATGTCAACAACAGTGCTATACGACATCGCGGTAGCGCTCCAATATCTGCTTAATGTCATCCGGCAGCGCGGACGGCAACAGTACTAAACCGCCGTCGGCGACGGTCGGGCGGTCGGGATCGTTGGCTGTACCGCGCTGGCGGTACATCCAGGCGGCCAGGCGAATTGTTGCGTGTGCAATATCCGCTGGCGGGCTGATACTGTACCCCCAGCGCGCGGTGATCTCTGCTGTCTGCGCGCTGCTACACCAACGCGCCCCGCGCCGGATGAGAACGGTGTAGGGCGGGCCGTCGGGCGGCAGCTCGATCTCAGCGAGCGGGATGGTGTTTCCGTCGCCATCCGTCGCGCTAATCAGTTGCGCGACGTAGTAGCCCGACGGAAGTAACAGATGATCCCATCTCTGCGCACCGTCCCACATCATCTGCCCGCGCCCGAACCGGCGCGGGGCTGCTGGCGGCGCGATGAACACTTTACGCGTCATCTGCTCAATCACTGACGTTGCACGCATCAGCAGATCAGAGAGCAGCGCATCGTCAGTAGATGCAGTGATTGCGAGATACGCTTTGAGCTGTTCAAGCGTTGCGTACATCTTACACTACCCGCGTCCAGTTCGCTGGTAAAGACGCTGGAATGTTGCGCGCTGGAAACGCCGAGATTTCAATCGCGATTGGTACCGACGACGCGCCGGTCACATCAACCCGCGCAAACAAATACGAAGCGCGCTCCAGCGCGGCATACGCTTCCGCGCCGGTTACAAAGATTTCGTAAGAACTGTTAGAAGCCAGCGTCGCGATTGTTTTATCTGTTAGCTCCACCGCGCCGCTCGCGCTGTTGGTAGTGTTAACCAACACCCGCAGCGCTGCAGTACCCGTCACCGTTCCAGTGTGAGCGACAATACGCACACAGTGCGAGTCCGCGATACTCACAATATCAGTATCTGTATCAGCAGTCACTGCTGCGTTGAAAAACCGCGCCAGCGGTTGGATCGTCTCTTGAACAAGCATCGTTTATTCCCTCCTTCGCGCTGTCACAACACTTCATCTTCTTTTATATATACAGAGTGTTGTGACAGCTTGTGATAGATGACCGTCGCCCGACTGTTGTGACACCGCACCTGTCGCGGTTGGTATATCAGCAGTGTCACAACACTTCATCTTCTTTTATATATACAGAGTGTTGTGACACTTACATTCGTTACTACCCGACTGCCGCAACCAGCGCGCCGCGCTCGTTGTTGTCTCATCAGTAGCGTCACAACACTTGCTTATCTCTTATTTATACAGAGTGTTGTGACACTATACTGTTGATCATCAACACTGTCACAACACTGTAATATCTCTTATGTATACGCAGTGTTGTGACGCCCCGACTACGCACCAGCCGCGATCTGTACGAACGGACTAACGGTGTTGGTACCCGCGCCGTCGGCCAACGTCAGCGGTGCGTTGATGAGTGGCGCACCGTCGATCCGAACACCGAACAGCCAGACCGCCTGTCGCTTCAAGAAGCGAGCGTGTTCGCTAAACGCGACCGTAAACCCAGCCCGCTCGACCATCGCGTAATACGACAAATCAGCCAGCACCAGCGAACCGGCGTTGGTCACAGCCGGTAAGTGCTCGCTGTACGCGATTGGAATACCGGCCAGCGTGTCGCCGTAGACGAGCGACTGGCCGTTTGCAACGTAGAGGAGCGTGTCGGCCAGCCTGGTGGCCATCAACCGCGAGCGCCAGAACGGATGTGCGATCCAAACAGCCGTCGCGCTCCCCGGCAGCAACCGCTCGATCATTCGTAGAATCGTTTCTGTATCGTTCTCCGCCTGCGTTCCGCCTGTCGCTCGCGAAACCGAAATCGTCGCGGGATGGCCAACGATGCCGCGCGGTTGACCAGCACCGGTACCGCGCAGCATCGAATACGCCCGCAACGCGCTGTATGCGCGTCCGAACAGCGTTGTCAGAAACGATTCGAGCGCCTGTGGCGCGTCGCTGATTAGTTCGGTAGATGCGGCAATGTAGGCATCAGCAGAGTGTGGGCGAAAGATGCGCTGTTCAAAACGCGGTTCGCTTTTAGTAGCTTCCGCGCTCTGTTCGCGCCAGACTAGCCGCACCCCACCAACAAACGCGCTGGATTCAACATCTGGGGTTTGATCTTGCTCCAGCACCGGCAGTGCCAACTCAGCCGCGTTCGTTCGCAACATCAGCGGGCCGCGACCGGCGGACACCAACTGGTCAAACAGCATTGGCGCGCCGACGGCGCGGATTTGCGCCTCGAACTGTGTTGGTACCAGAAACCCACCGCCCGCGCCGGTGGTTTCGTCCAGCGCTTTGCTGCTCTTGTAGATTGCGCGAAGTCGGCGCGTATCGTTGTACGCAACGCTCTTGAGAAAGTCACCAAATGACGCGGTTGCGTCAGTGTTGTCTGTGTGAACTTCAGTAACAACACCGACGTTCTGCGCCTTGATCGCCGCTGCGACTTCGTCGCGTAAGCGATTCGCGATTTCAGCAGCTAACTCAGATTGATTCATCACAATTTCCGTCATCTCAACCTCCTACTTGATAACGAGACGAAGTGTATTATTCCGCAACATTGTGCGCGGCTCGGCAGGTGTTGGTGTGATACTCGCATCCAACCCCAACAGCCAGCGCTTGATGTATGTCGCCTTTCCAACCGTCTCGCGCATCACCAGATGCGCAGCGGTTCCGCTTGACCAGCCCAACTCCCGCGCAATCTGCGCGAGGTAGCGATATTTTGCGTCTAACAATCCGCGAATAATTACCCCCTCGTCAGTAATTTCCAGTGTACCGTAGCCGACCGGCTCTTCAATCAGAATAATTCCAGACGAGGTTTTGACCGGTTGCGCGTGATTAAGCCAAATCGGTGTTTCGCGCAGACGGCCAAAGTCTGTTTCTTTCGTAAAATATTCATTTTCGAGATCGGTTGCGTCGGGGCTTCCAAACACCACCAGCAACCCCTCAACCTCGCCCGTCTCGATTGTTTTAACACCAGCGCCAGGCGCGGTTTTCCACTCCATCCTTCACCTCCCGCGCAGTACCTTCTCTGCCTCGGCCCGCGCTGCTTCCGCTGCGTCTACCACCGACGCCCAGCGTCCGCGATGCACCCGCGCCTGCGGCATTCCGTACACAAACCGCGCATACGACGCGGTATTTTCCACAATCCGCGACGTTCGCGATAGTTTCTTAATCCGCAATTTCTGCCTTAGATTACCCGTCCGCCGATACCGCGACGCGGGCGGTGGTGGTGGATAGACTTGCATCACACTATGCGCTGCTGCCGCGCCAGCATCAAGCGCGGCTTCGATGCGCGGTGTTTGCGGCAACAGCTTGCGTAACGCAGTATCGATGTCAACAGTAACGTTAAACTTCATCTCGTCTCACCAACCGCACACCACAGCGACAACGCGGATGTGCTGGCGGGCCAGCGCGCCCGCCCCAATCATCCTCGCGCCTGCGATGCAGCGCGCCGCAGATTGGACAAACCCGCTCATCGTTCGCGGTTTCCCAAATCATTACGTAGTCTAAGTTGTGTTCCGACCTCAGCGCATCGCGGTACGTTCGCACCCCAGCCGCTGCTGCTTCCGTCGCGGCAGTGATCGCGATTGTTTCAGCGCGTCTTGGCCCTACGACCGGCTCGATCAGTTTGATCAGCTCGGCGCGGTCGGCGTTCGGCATCTGTTGCCAAGCCGCGACCGCTCGCGCAATATAATCGCGAGTATACGGATAGAGCAGTTCTTCAATCTGATAGCGCGTAGCGCGCTCGGCCCAATCCGCCAGCAGTGTATCAACATCGACTGCGATGCCGAGCGCGCTCTGAACTTCATCCGCGAACAAACGCGCAATCGTTTCGAGATTAGCACGCATCGCAGCGTACAATTCGTTGCGAAACGCTGCTGCTGTGATCTCATCCGCACCATCAAGCATCTGCTGACGTAGTTGCTGGAAAGCGCGTTTGAGATCGCGGTAAAGTTGGCGCTCGTAGGGCATCAACTCGTCTTCTTCTGTACTCTTCAGCGCTTTCGCTTCTAACGCGCTTTCAGCACTTTCTGTTGTCAACCCCACCAACCGAAGCGCTTCCGCTGTCTCAATCCCAACCGCAACCGCTTCCCGCGCTGTCGCGAGACGGTTACGTAGACACAACAACGCTTGATCTGTTTGATCTTCAACAAACTGCGGCAAATCCAACCGCGCCCGCGCTTCATTCAGTGTCAAAACCGGCTGCCCGGCCAGGCGCTGAATTGCCTCGGCCTTCTCCAGTTCCGCGTTTTGGACAGCATCAATCCGCGCTTCGTTACAGCGTATCGTCTGATTGTACGCAGCAAAATGCGGTTGCAGCATCGCAGTCACTTCGCGGGCGCGGCTGAGAATAGTAAGCAGAATAAACGTCTGATAGTCGCGCAACGCGGTTGCGTAGTTGCTGGCGTTGCTGAACACGAGCGACATCGGGACTTGAAACGCGGTGATCATCAATTCAGCAGCGCGTTGGAGCAGTTCTGGCTTGACAGCATCAGAAAGCGTATCCCCAAGCGTCACTGTCTTAATCTCACTTGATAGCGCCAGATGCCGGAACGCATTGCGAATACCGCTCACCAACTGCCGCAACCACTGCTCAAACCGCGAGCGTTCCGCGTCTGTTGGTCGCTGCGCAAACATCCAGACCGTTGGCCTCACCGCGCCGCGCTCGAAATACGCGGTTTGATAGCGCTCCGCCGCCAGCAGCGCTCGCGCCTGCGTCAGCGCGGTTGTGACCAGCCCGACGCCTGGCTCAACCTCGCCGCGAACCGACGGTTCCCAGAGATAGAGCAGCTCGGTTTCTGGCTCTAGACGCAACTCGATACTGTTAGCGCGCCGGACGAACCCAACCAGACCGCGTTTCGGATCGGTAACTGGTGTAATCGTTCGCGGATGCAACCGGCGTAGACCGAGCGGGGCCGCCGGATCGCGCAACAGATACGCTGCGCCGTACAGACACAGATCAATCTCGATATTTCTGATGATCCCCGCCAAACGCTCAGCATCAAAATCGATTAACGTACCGCGCCGCGTTGTGATTTCCCAAGGCAGCGACGCCAGCGCGTTGGCGCGTAACGTCACTGCTGTTCGCACCACCGCGACACGCTCGTACACTGTTTCAACATCAATTGAGTCACTTTCACCAACCGCGCCGACCCAGGCCGAAGGCAAAAAATCTTCCAGATTCAGCGCTTTGATGTCGTAGCGCTCAGTTGGAGACAGTATCACTTGCGCGATTGATTTAGACATCAAACAGTACCTCTGTTGTGCGCGACGCGCCCCAGACCGCCAGTGCCAGCGCGATCACACCATCATCAAACCCGCCTTCCGGCGCGCTGTACCGCGCTCTGCCGGAAGCGGTAACGTCTACACTGTACATCTCTAACTCATTCAGCAACCACTCCGTCGCTGGTAGCACAATTGTTCGTTGCTCTAACGCGAGCGCGAGGGTATCGATCAGTAACGGCTTTGAGGCGGCAGTGGTGGTAAACGCTTGAACCGGCAAACCGGCGCGCTGAAGTTCCTCAATATTCGGTTGCCCGATGCTGTTTGCTTCCGCAATTATTGCGCCGCGCCCGTTCCGCTGCCAGAACACCGTCAGTGCTCTGCGCTGTGATGCAAAGTCAACATCCACCAGACGCTCAACATCTACGACGCATCGCGTTTGTGGATCGAGTGCGATAAATACCGTCGCATCGTTGTGACGCCCCCAGTCAACGCCGATGATCGCAGCCTCGCCACTCCGCACAATCTCACCAACGCAGCCGCGAACGTTGCGAAAGACAGCACCGCCGTCGTCTAAAAACTCTGCATCCAACTCTTGCCGCGCGGCGCGCTCGGTCATCGCGGAACGCAGTAGCGCGACATCTGCGGGATCGAGGCGCGGATTGTCGCTGGTTGAACGTCTGATTGTCACCCAGCGCGGATCGTCAAGCGCGGTTTGGTAAATCCGCCAGAAGTCGCCCCGGCCTTTTGGCGTACCGGCCAGCACTGCGCGCCCGCCGCGGTCAATCAGTGTCGGGATGAGAGCTTCGCGCCAGATTGTTTCAAGATTGCGCACCAATCCGGCCTCGTCTACCACCACTAGATCATACCCTCGCGAGCGGCCCGCGTCTGGATTATCCAGCGACCAAAACTCAATGCGCCCGCCAACTACCGTATCAATCCTTCTTTCTGCTTTATTCTCATCCGCGACCGGCGCTCGTAGTACTCTCCGCGCTTGTTCCCAGACCGGCAGCATCAGTTTGTATGTTGGTGCGAAATAACCAACAGTTTTCTTCTTAATTGCCGCCTCTGTCAACATTCGCGCCAGTAAATGCGATTTCCCCCAGCGCCGACCGGCGCGGAGATGTACAAATCGAGCTTTTTTGATCTGCTCGATAACATTCTTTTGATCTGAATGAAGCTGCGGTAATCGCACTTCATACTGCTTTCTGCGTCGCTGTTTCGTCATCAACAATCACAATCGCACTTTGCTCTTCATCTCTGTGTACGTCATACTGCATCAGAAACAACCGCGCCGCAGCGACGCGCGCGCTGGCGGGAGCTTCTTCATCAAGCGCTAA